CAACTGTGCTTTGACATGGTGCAGAATGGTATGAGTATTCAGATTTCTCAAGACTATTCATCGATGGTTAACTTTGCACGTTGTAAAGTACTCGGAGCAAATGTTCTAAGGGGTCCGAAGCAGATTCCTTGGGATGGTAAACTGGAATATGATTATCAACTGTGGATTGATAGTGACATTGTGTTTAACACAGAAAAATTCTGGCAACTCTGTGATCTTGCACTGAATGAAGAAGGTGAAGAAAAGGAGATTGTAGCAGGATGGTATGCCACAGAAGATGGGCACACGACTTCAGTAGCCCACTGGTTAGAAGAAGATGACTTCCGTAAGAATGGTGGTGTAATGAATCACGAGACTGTGGAGAGCATCTCAAAACGTCGTAAGCCTTTCACAGTAGACTATACTGGTTTTGGTTGGGTGATGATTAAGAAAGGAGTTTTTGAGAATCTTGAATACCCTTGGTTTGCTCCGAAGATGCAAGTCTTTGAGTCTGGTGCAGTTCAGGATATGTGCGGAGAAGATGTTTCCTTCTGTCTTGATGCAAAAGAAGAAGGATTTGAGATTTGGTGCGATCCACGTATTCGAGTAGGACACGAGAAAACACGAGTAATCTAATGGCTTTTAATATCTTATATAAAGGACGTAAGATATATAAGGACCTCTCTTATGAAGAATGTGTGGAGGTCCTAGATAATCTCTCTCAAGAGTATTATCAGAACGAAGAGTATGATGTAAATGAAATTGAACTGGAGGAAATCTAATGGCACTGAATAATAAACTGACATTCCAACCCGGAGCTCCCAAAAAAACTCGGCAGGGACGTTCTGCTCGTACTTTACTGAGTGCAACATCTCGCAATGGTCGCAAAAAAAAGTATCGTGGTCAGGGTAAATAACATACAGAGTTATAAGTTCTGAATGTATTACTTCGATTCTGCTGAAGAATGGAATTCAATACATTCAGATGATCTATGGGTTTATAATAAACTACTTTTAAATCATCGTCTAAGGCATCTCTGTGGACCTACAGGGGTGCCTGTTCCATATTCAGGGTATTACATCGTCCGACCGAGTATTAATTTACTTGGTATGGGACGATTTTCTCGTAAGGAGATGATTTATAAGTACACTGATCACTTCCACCCATCTGAGTTTTGGTGCGAAGTCTTTGAAGGAGAGCATTATAGTGTAGATTATCAAAACAAAAAGTCAAAATTAGTTGTCTTAGGTGAAAAAGATGAGTATGATCCACTTTATAGATGGAAAAGATGGACTAAAATTGACTGTGAAGTAGATTTTCCACCCATATTAAATAGTTTGAAAGGAAATTATGAGTGGATTAACTGTGAATTTATTGGGAATCACTTGATTGAAGTGCATTTTAGAAGAAATCCTGACTTTAGATATGGAAATACCGTTGCAATCCCCGTATGGAAGGACCAAATAGTACAAAAAAATGAAAATTTAGTGTTTATAGAGGATGAAGATTATCTAAGAAAGGGATTTTACATTGATAACGGGATAGCAACCCCGTAAAAAGTTCTGATTTTAATCAATCAGGAGCTAAAAATGGGAAAACCATCGGATCGTGATACAAATTACATGTACGAACTCTGGGGAACCACCAACTTAACCTCAGATTATGAAATTTTTGAGAAAATCAAAGATAAGAAAATGCTTCGGGAGATTGAAAATGATGATTTAACTCCCAAAAAACATGATTTTCATATCCAGAATGAAATTCATGCAAAAATAAGAAATGATGATGACTATGATGACTGGGAATATGGAACAGAACCACTTTATGGGTGATAAATAAGATAGATTTATGTTTTTTTCATGCCTGCAGAACGGCTAAGTCAAGGTTTTAAAGATATTAGTCTGTCCTTTCAGGTAAATCCCCTGAATTATGATCTCATTGCGACAAAAAATGAAACTGCTATTGCAAGATCTGTAAGAAATTTGATTTTTACCCAACCAGGTGAAAAATTTTTTAATCAAAATCTTGGATCTAGCATTAGCAGATCTCTTTTTGATAACATTGATCCAATCTCCGCATCTGTTATAAAGGATGAGATTGAGAATACAATCAAAAATTATGAACCAAGGGTTGAATTGATTGATGTTATTGTTGATCCAAACTACGATAATAATGAATTCAATGTAACAATTAGATATTACATTGTTGGTATTGATGTATTACCACAACAGTTATCATTCGCATTACAACCAACACGATAATGGCATTAGTCAATTTTACCAACCTAGACTTCGATCAGATAAAAACTTCGATTAAGGATTACCTTAGATCGAATTCAAATTTTACTGACTACGATTTTGAAGGTTCTAATCTTTCAATTTTAATTGATACCTTAGCATATAATACATACATCTCATCATATAATGCAAATATGGTGAGTAATGAAGTTTTTATCGACAGTGCTACACTTAGAGAAAATGTAGTTTCTCTTGCTAGAAACATTGGTTATGTTCCAAGATCAAGAAAAGCAGCACAGGCTAATATATCTTTCTTTGTAGATACAACAGGATTCTCAACAAATCCAATTACTCTTACTCTTAGAAAAGGATTTGTTTGCACATCGGCAACAACTTTTGGAAGTGAGAGTTATACATTTACAATTCCAGATGATATTACAGTTCCTGTTGTGAATGGAATTGCTTCATTTGATAATGTTACAGTTTATGAGGGAACTTTTTTAACAACTAATTTTACAGTTGATTCAAATTTCCCAACACCACCTCAAAAGTTTATTCTAGAAAATGCAAATATTGATACATCATCAATTAGAGTTAATGTAAAAGATACTTCGACAAGCACAAATTCTAGAAAGTTTATTCTATCAAATAATATTTTTGGAGTTAACTCAACATCTAAAGTCTTTTTCATTCAAGAAATTGAGGATCAAAGATATGAATTGATATTTGGAGATGGAATTATTGGTGAGAAACTTGAGAATTTAAATTATATTGAAGTTTATTACATTTCTACTAATGGAGAAAGTGCAAATGGAATATCTGCATTTACCTTTAATGGAAGAATCGTTGACAATAATGGAAGTATTGTAAGTAATGGAATTTCTTTAATTACTACAAATATCGCATCTGAAGGTGGTAAAGAAATTGAATCGGTTTCTTCTATTAAAAATTATGCAACACGAGTTTATGCATCTCAAAATAGAGCAGTAACTTCTTTAGATTATGAAGCTTTAATTCCACAGATTTATCCAGAAACAGATTCAGTTTCTGTCTTTGGTGGTGAAGAATTGGATCCACCACAGTTTGGAAAAGTCTTTATTGCAATCAAACCATTCTATGGTCCCTTTGTTCCAAACTCAATTAAGGATAATCTAAAAAGAGAATTGAGAAAGTATGCTGTTGCAGGCATTGTTCCAGAGATTATGGATCTAAAATATCTTTATGTTGAAGTTGATACTTCAATCTATTATAATTCAAATCTAGCACCTGGACCGGATTTTGTTAGATCATTGACACTTAATAATATCAACAAATATGCAGATTCTATAGAATTAAACAAATATGGTGCGAAATTTAAGTATAGTAAGTATCAGAAGATTGTTGATGATAGTCATGCATCAATCACTTCAAACATAACTAAGGTCCAAATTAGAAGAGATTTGAGAGCACTTCTAAATCAACCAGCAGAGTATGAAATTTGCTATGGAAATCAATTTCATATCAAAAATGTAAATGGTTACAATCTCAAGAGTTCTGGTTTTACTGTAGATGGTATTTCCGAGACCGTGTATCTTTCAGATATACCCCTTGAGAACACTGGTTATACGAAAGGATCAGTAATTTTATTCAGACTTGATTCAAATTCACAACCAGTAATATTACGCAATTCAGTTGGAACCGTTGATTATGAAAAAGGAGAAATACTCTTAAATCCAATTATAATTAATTCAACTGAAAAGCAAATTGGAAATGATTTCTTTGTGGAAATAGCAGCAGTTCCCAAATCCAATGATGTGATTGGATTACAGGATCTTTATTTGCAACTAGATATTAATAACAGTGTTTTTAATATGATCTCTGATGAAATTTCATCCGGATCTGACCCATCGGGATCAAATTACACAACAACTTCAAGTTACACAAACGGCGCTCTGGTAAGATCATAAGAAATGGTAAACTCAAGAATTAAAATCAGTTCAGTTGTACAAAATCAAGTTCCCGATTTTGTAAGAGAAGATTATCCACTTTTTGTAGATTTTTTAAAGCAATATTATATTTCACTCGAATCTGATGGTTCGACTTTAGACTTATTGCAGAATATAGATCAATACATTAAAGTCGATAGACTGACTAATTTAATTGAGTCTACCACAATATCTTCTGATATTTCTTTTTCAGATAGTACTATTAATGTAAGTTCTACTTCAGGATTTCCAAAATCTTATGGTTTAATTCAAATTGATAATGAGATCATTACATATACCGGAAAAACTTCTACTTCATTTACTGGATGTATAAGAGGATTTAGTGGTGTAACTTCATTAGAAGGAACAAATACTCCAGATCAACTAGTTTTCTCAGAGTCCAAAATTGAAGAGCATACTAGTGGATCTACTGTTATTAACTTGAGTATTCTTTTCTTGCAGGAATTTTTAACCAAAGTTAAGAAGCAAGTAACTCCAGGATTTGAAGGGAGAACATTATATTCTGGTTTGAATGAAAATCTATTCATCAAACAATCAAAAGATTTTTATGTTTCAAAGGGAACTGAAGAGTCTTTCAAGATTTTATTCCGAGTCCTTTATGGACAAGAAATTGAAGTAATTAGACCCAGTGATTATCTCTTTAAGCCATCGGATGCTCAATATAGAGTTACTAGGGATCTTGTCGTTGAAGCAATATCTGGAGATCCAAAAGATCTTCTGAATAGAACATTATTCCAAGATGAAACGGAAAACTTCGGAAAAGCATCTGGTTCAATTAATAATGTCCAATCCATCACTAGAGATGGAAAAGAATACTATATCATTAGTCTGGATTATGATTTTGATAAAGATATTAATGTAAAAGGTTCGGTATCTGGTCAATTTTCAGTTCACTCAAATACACATATAGTAAGATCGGTTTCTATTGGATCTTCTATTATTGATGTTGATTCTACAATTGGATTCCCATCTTCAGGATCTTTAGTAGCAACTCTCTCAAATGGAACTGATGTTAATATTGATTATACATCAAAAACTTACAATCAATTCTTTGGGTGCTCTGGAATAACTCAAATAATTCCTCAGGGGCAATTTATTAGATACGATGCATATGCTTATGGGTATTCGGGAATTGGTACAGAAAATGTAGTTAAAGTTAGAATTACTGGAGTTCTTTCAGATCTAAGAATAGAAGAAGGATCTAAACTTTATGATGAAAATGAAACTATAAAAATAAAAAATCTTGGGGCAACACTTAAGAATATTAAATCTAATGATTGGTTATTTAACATTGCTTCAACTTATAATGTAGAGTCTACTACATTATTGAATTCTTCAAATAATTCATATACGATAACAACCTATGATGATAATGATATTTCTGTTGGAGATAGAGTTAAAATAATTCAAACTGATGGAACTGAAGTTCTTGCGACAGTATTTGTTTCTGGAATTAATAACAAAAAATCATTTAGCATCAAAGGACAATCTCCAGTTGATATTGCCAGAGTTGATAAAGTAAGAAGAGAAATTTCTAGAGCAAATTCTACAAACTATCCAGAAGTTTCTGCATTTACGACAAATATTCAGAATGTATATGTAGAGTCTGAAAAAAGTGAAAGCACTGTATATGTTGCTTCACCATCAATTCCAAATTACTTTGAACAACCACTCAACATTAAAGATAGATCTGTAACTTTTTCCGGTTCATTTAATGGAACAGAACTGACAATACCAAATCATGGGTTTTATACTGGCGATGCTGTCGTATATAGACCATCAAACTCAAATAATACGTTAGGAATAGAAGAAGGTACATTTTTTGTCAAAAAGATAAACAATGATACCATAAGACTTTCTCGCAGTAGAAATAATATTGATAGTGGGATTTATGTTACATTCTCAGGCACTGTAACAAATGATAAACTGGAGTACTTGGAATTTTCATACCAAAAATTATCCTCGCAGAAATTAATTAGAAAAATATCCGATCCTATTGACACTTCAAGTGTAAATGAAACAGAACCTGGTGCTATTGGCATCTTGGTGAATGGTGTAGAGATACTCAATTACAAATCCAAGAATTCTGTTTTTTATGGACCAATAGAAAATATTATTCCAGTTTCTGGAGGAAGTTCTTATGATGTTATAAATCCACCAGAATTAACAATATCTGATAATCAAGGATCTGGTGCATCAGCATTTTGCTCTGTAGAAGGTGCTCTGGAGAGAATTGACATCATTGATGGTGGATTTGATTATTTAAATACACCAACTATTACAATTATTGGCGGAAATGGCAGTGGTGCTATTGCTAAACCAAATATGACTTTCTTTAGTCATGAAGTTCCATTTAATGCATCTTCTTCTGCAGGACTAGTAGACCTTTCAAATAATACAATTGCATTCTCAACATTCCATAAGTTTAGAGATTATGAAAGAGTAATTTATAGACCCGATAATCAAACTCCAATTGCTGGATTAACCACAAATAGTTCATATTATGTTTCTGTTCAAGATGAATTTACTGTAAAACTTCACAAAAAGTATGAAGATGCGGTTCTTGGAACAAATCCAATAAACATTACATCATATGGTGATGGAACTCAACTATTCCAATCTTATAATGCCAAGAAGAAAATAGGATCAATATCCATTGTAGATCCTGGAAGTGGATATAGAAATAGAAAAGTATCAACACCATCTACGGGAATCAATACCTCATTTAATTTAATTAATATTCCAAATCATGGATATGAAACTGGCGAGATTATATCTTACACATCACCAGCAACTCCAGCAGGTGTACTTTCTGATAATTCTTCTTACTATGTTGCCAAAATTGATGATAATAATTTTAGACTTCATAGTGTTGGTGTTGGATCGACTGCACCAGACTTTTACTATAATACAAATCAATATGTAGATCTTTCATCTTCTGGCGTTGGAATTCATACATTCAACTATCAACCGATTACAATCAGTGTATCTGGTATAATTGGCGTTTCTACTTTAACTGGTCAAGATTTTAATGCAGTTTTAACTCCCATCTTCAGAGGTGAAATTTATTCAACTTTTGTCGAGAATGGAGGAACATCATATGGATCCCCAGAAATTATAAACTATAATAGGCAACCAAGATTTGCGTTAAATAGTGGATCTGGGGCACAATTATTACCAATAGTTGTAAATGGACAAATTGCCGAAGTGTTGGTAGTAAGTCCAGGATCTGGATATAATTCTTCACCAGATTTAGTTGTTGGTGGTTCTGGATATGGAGCAGTTTTGTCTCCAGTAATTAGCAATGGTCAGATTTCCGAAGTTAAAGTAGTTAATAATGGAATCGGATATCTATCTTCAGATACAACAGTAACTGTAGTTGCTGCAGGTAGTGGAGCCGAACTATATTCAACTCCAAAAGAATGGAAAATTAACATCGTAGAAAGATTAATTGAAACTGGTTTAATCACTGACGATGATGGTGTAATTGACAATGGTTTGAATAATGAATATGGACTTCAGTATACACATGCATACTCTCCAAGAAAACTCAGACAAATTGTTTTGGGGACAAAGTATGTTAATGGTGTATTAACGTACCAACCAGATTTGAGAATTGTTAATAATATTGAAATTGTATCTGATGCACACTCACCAATAATTGGATGGGCTTATGATGGAAATCCAATTTACGGTCCTTATGGATACGATACTCCAACAGGGGGATCGATAAGATCAATGGTATCTGGTTATGAAATTACTTCCAATTCGGATAGACCATCATATCCACAAGGATTTTTCGTTAATGATTATGAATACACTGGTAATGGAGA